TGTTTTTGATTGATCGATTTCAACATCTTCTGTATCAAATCCACGTGACTGAGCAATACCGTCGTTTGTAGCTCCTAAATCACTCCAACCATCTTTAGCTTCAAATGATTCTAGATCCATTACATCGCTAATTTTTTTAGGACGATTTAAAGTATTTGAGTTCCACAATAAACGACCTGCTCCACCTTGAATATTCTTCTTATCATATTTATAAACATTATTTTTTTCTGCCATAATTATTTGACCTCCTCATAGTCCCATGAGCAACCATATTTTAGTGTTTGAAGCTCATCTTCTGTTAATTCAGCAATTTCTCCGTTTAGATACTGAATATCGTTTAGTTGTAAAACACCGATCATATTTGTTGGCGCGATTAACTTAACTTTTGTTTTTGTCTCTTCATTTGCTTTAACCTCTTTTGTTTCTTGAGGTTTCTTTTCAAACTGCTTTTTTTCTTTTGACATATTGACACTCCTAACTTTCAAAATAATTAATACTCATATAACACCATGCTTCTGGTATCTTGGTTTCCTCATCCATATCTGGATAAATAGGTGTTGTTAGTTTCATATCGAATACATTAATACCATCAATCCCAGCGTGATTACGTTGTAAATAGTTAGCGACATCGGTACAGACGTTAAGAGCGTTAATATCATTGTCGTCTCTAACTAACAGCTGGATAGTTGTTTTTCCAACTGATTTTACTTGTAAAGCTGGCTTTTCCACCGTTTTATCTAACTTGAAAGGCCTAATCGTTTTGATTTCCTCTTTGAATATTGGTTTTAAAAAACTTGCGATTGGTAATGTTGCATCTACGAAATCCATTTAAACACCTACTTTCCTAATATAGTTTTCCTTACTGCCATGCTTCCAACTTCAAGCATTCGTTTTTCATTAGCATCTAAAGAACGAGCCATAATGTTATAGCGTTTTTCTAAAGGTGCTGCATACCTCACATCTGAGCCAATTGTTAAAATAGTCTCGTTTGCTTTTTCGACTGTGTCATTAATTGGCGTTCCTTTTTGGATAATCCCGTTTTTACCAGGAATATTAGTTTCATAACCAATGCTGTTGACATAAGCTCCGGTATCGATATGATCATCTGATTGAGTGATTTCCTTTGCTCCATCAGCCCACGCGATACCCATTGCTTTTACTGCAGTTTCTCTTGCTAAAGGCATTTTACTATCAATTTCAGCAAAGAATTTTTGAGCTTGCTTATCAAATTTAAAAGAAGCTGATGCACGTTTTCCCATATCAAACAGCTCCTTTCAAGATAATTTTATAATGATGCAAGGAATCAAAGTCATTACGAGGGAGTATTTCCTCAGCTCTGAACTCGTCACTAGCTAATAGATTGCCTTTACCATCTTTGATATTTTTAATTCGCATATCATCATTAATCTCTTGATCAGCTGATAAAACAAGAGTTGATTCATACAAGCCTTTTGTATCATCTGTAACAATGACGTTTTTCAGCCGTTTTCTCATGAAACGACAAGGAATTAAAGGAACTTCTTTATCTTTAATGATAGGTCTGTCCCAGTCGTCTACCTCATCACCACTAGAAGGGATAACGAGGGTACACGTATGATTTAAAAAGTCATCGAATGCCATAAGACATCTTCCTTCTTTTTGCTCTTGTAGGTCCAGAAACACCAAAAAAAGCATGAGAACTTATCGGAACAAGTAACGATTCTAGAATTAAATCAAGCTCCGTATCTCCTGTATTAGTATCTAGCTTATCTAACGATTGGCTAGACAATGAATAAGAATAATCATCCATCGACTCAGATTGCAGTCCACTCATTTTTCTTTCAATAGCTTTTCTGTTTGAATCCATGAAAAAAAGATAGTCAACCATTTTAATAGTCGCTATCTTTAATTTCTTCTGAATCATTTCATCGCCTGTTTTAGAATAATCACAGTGAACTCTTGCTGTGATTTGAATATCAGCACGTTCGATATAACCTTGAATCTCAGTGTCTTTCAGTTCTTTAAATGACTCATCAGCTTTATATTTTGATGTGTCTCTAACATCTTGAATAGTTGCGAACATCGAATCCCTCCTATTCTTCTACTTTGACAATGAATCCTGAGTCTAATCTAGCTTGAATTGGTCCAGTGATTACATCAGGTAAAGGAATTTTATCTTCACTAGTAATCACGAAACGACCATCGTAAAACATGGTATCGGGTTTAGAAAGAGTATAAAGTTCTGGTTTCTCAACTTCGTCAGCTGTTTCAACTTCTTCTGTTTCGGTTAGCTCTCCTTGATTCTCATCAAC